GCTCAAAATCGCAAGCCTTCAACGGAAAAAACCAAACCGTGGATCCTCTAGACCAAATCCGCACCTATTGCGACGACGTAATTTCCGGCGCCGCCGTCGCTGGAGAATGCATCCAGCTGATCGCGGCCCGCACGCTGGCGGAGCTTGACGGCGGTCGCGACGTTTGGTGGGACGGCGCCGAGCTCGAGCGGATCGTCGAATTCGTGGGCCTGCTCAAGCTCCACGATTCCCGGAACGCTCCCGCCCAGCTTTACCCGTGGCAGCTCCACCTAGTGGGCGGCCTGCTGGCCCGGCGGCGGCGGTCCGACGACGAGCCCGCGACCAGGTTTCTAGCCCTCGAGATCGGCAAGGGCAACGCCAAATCGACCACGGCCGCAATGATCTCGCTCTACCTGCTGGCGTCATCGCCGCACCGCGTCGAGGTCTGGAGCCTCGCGACGAAGCGTGACCAGGCCCACCGCATCGTCGAGAACACGACCAATTTCGCATTCGGGGCCGAAATCAGCACCGAGCACGGGGGGGACATCCAATGCAAATTCCGCGAGATCCTGAACAAGAAGACCCGCTCGATCATGGGGTCGATCGCGACAAAACAGCGAACAGCCGACGGGCTCCTCGGGAGGCTCTACATCGCCGACGAGTGCGGGCGGTTCGTCGACGACACGCTCGGCAAGCTCATCATCGCCACGCATAAACTGCCCGACGCCCAGATCCTGATGCTCACCACGCCAGGCCAGGATCGGACGAATACCTACTACCAGCGCCGGGATGAGATGGAACAGCAGCTCCGAGACGGCGAGCTCGGGGACGACCGGTTCCCGCTCCTCTACGGCATCGACGCCGACGACGACCCGTTCGACCCGGCTAACTGGCCGAAGGGAAACCCGATGCTGGCGGCGGGGGTGCTCCCGCTCGAGAACATGCAATCGCTCGCGAAGGATGCGAAAAGCACCCTGAAGGGTCGCTCGGAATTCACGCGGGAAATCTGCTGCCGGTATGACGATCGAGACGCGGCATTCATCGACCTCGCCCTCTGGGATAAAGCCGAGCGAGACTTCGACCCGCTCGAGGTCTCGAAGGGCCGCCGGGTGATCGGAGCCGCCGACCTCTCGAAGCGGCACGACCTCACGGCGGTCGTCTTCGCCGTGAATGACGGCACCGACTCCGCGTACATTTGGGGGCACGCATGGACGTGCGAGCATGAGCTCGACACGCGGGAGCGGCTCGGGAATATGCCCTATCGCCAATGGGCGGAGGAGGGCCATCTGACCATCTGCCCGGGCCAGACCATCGACCTTGACGCGGTCCAGGCGTATCTCGAGGAGTGGGCCGACCGGGTCGAGCTGTGGAAGGTCTACGTGGATCCGGTCTCCGGGGCCGCCGACACGCTCGAGAAATGGCGGCAAGAGGGGCTCCCGATCGAGGCCCACCGGCAGAACATGCTTTCGATGAGCCCGCCACTCCAGAACCTCGCGACCAGGATCAGGGCCATCGAAAAGCCCGACCAGCCCCACGTGTACCACGACGGGTGGCCGGTCCTCCGGCAATGCATCCGAAACGTTCGAGTTCGGGAAGACTGGAGCGGGAACCCGACCGCGGAAAAGGACAAGGCCGCCGGTCGGATAGATGCATTCATTGCCGCCACCATGAGCATGACCGGCATTATGGAAGAAATCCGAAAACCCCGGTCAGTTTACGAAAGCTCCAGTGTGATCTAATCGGCGCTCGGCTAGGGCTCGCGGCGATTCCAGGTCCCCGCGACAACCCTAGAGGCCTCCAATCGGCCACGGCCGCGAGAGCGGTGCGAAACGTCGAGCATGCGCCCAGGCTAGGGCATGGCAGCAGTAGAGCCCCGGTCGTCACTGGAACGGCCACGGGTAGGACGGCTCATATCCTAAATCGCTGTTGTGGGGCAGCCGACCCAGAGCCCCATACCCCGCCCCGGCGGGGTTTTCTTTTGCATGTTCGGGCTCTGTTCGGTATACTCCCAGACGCTGGATGGGGACGGGCGGCGTTCTGGGGATCTTCGCCAAGCTACAGCAACGGTTTTGGCCGACGACGGGCGGCTCGGTATACCTGTGGCCCAGCCCGACCATCGACGCTCAGAACATCACGCCGCACCGAGCGGACACGCTGCCGCCGGTCGCTCGAGCGCTGCAGCTCGTCGCGGGCGATATCGCCAGGCTGCCGCTCGAGGTCCAGGCCCTCGGGGCCGACGGGTACGCGGAGGTCTCTTCGCCAGCCTGTGACCTGCTGAAGTACCAGCCGAACGAATACCACTCGGGCTTCGAGTTCCGTCGGATGATGGTTCGCGACCTGATGTTGTGGGGCAATGCTGCGGCGCTGATCCGGCGAACCCGCGGCGGCGAGCTGCTCGAGCTCGTGCCGCTCATGCCCGAGTCGTTTCAGATCCACTACCTCGACGACGGCGACGTGTTCTATACGCACGGGAAGCTCGGCCGGCTTTTGCCCGATGAGCTGCTGCACTTCCGGCTCCCGGGGGCGAACCCGCTCTGGGGAGACTCGCCGGTCGTTCGATGCCGTGCCACGCTCGACCTCCTCGCCGAGCAGGAGCAATGCGGGCGGGCGCACTTCGGCGCCGGGGCGACCGGGAAGCTGAGCTTCGAGACGGAGGAAGTGCTCGGCCCGGAGTCGGTTCAGCGCCTCCAGCAGGCGGTCCGGGATACGCACTCGAAGGCGGGCTCGATCGCGACCCCGATCGTCACCCAGGGCGGCATGAAGGTCTCGACCGTAGGTGCGACCCTTTCTCAATACGAGTGGATGCAGGCTCGAAATTTCAGCATTCAGCAGGTGGGGCAGATGTTCGGGATCCCGCCGCAGATGCTCTACGCCCAGGAGCCCGGGAACACCGCGGAGCACACCTACACGCAGCTCCGCGCCTACGTCGACTCCTGCCTCGCCCACTACGCGGCGCTGATCTCCGGCGAGATCGAACGAAAGCTCCTCGCACCAGGCGAGCGGCTCCATTTCGATTTCCGGCACATGCTCCGCGGCTCGCTCGATCAGGTCGTCGCGGCAGCCCGGCAGGCGATCGACGCTGGCGTAATGACACAAAACGAGGCGCGTTCCCTGCTCGGGTTGCCGCGCATCGAGGGCGGCGATGAGCTGATCTATTCGAAGAACTACGCCGCCCACGGCGAGACCGACGAGCAGGCGGAGGAGGCCGAGACCGATGCCGACGATTGAGCGCCGGTTTATCGCTACGGCCCGCACGTCGACCGACGGGCGCCGCACTCTTGCCGGGACCGCGGTTCCCTACGACGGCATGAGCCACGTGCTGCGCGATCGACCGCGGCCCTACCGCGAGCGATTCACGCGGGGCGCCCTCGAGATTGGCGACGGCGTGACCATGCAATACGGCCACGACCTCGACGGCGTGCCGCTGGCGGCCGTGCGATCGGGAACCCTCCGGTTCCGCGAGACCGACCAGGGCCTCGAGTTCGAGGCGGATCTACCCGACGCCCGCGCGGACATCCGCGAAGCACTCGAGCGGGGCGACCTCACGGGCGCCGTCTCGATCGGCTTCTACCTCCGCGAAGGCGGGGACGAATGGAACAACAGAACTAATCCCGCGGTTCGCACGGTGCGAGCTGCTGAGCTGGTGGAGCTCTCAATCTGCCGCGAGGGGGCATACCCCGCGGCCAAGGGATCATTGCAATGAGCGACCAGCTCCGAGAAACCCGGCAGAAGCTCGAGCGCGAGCTCGGCGCCATCATGGACAAGGACGGGTCGCTCACCGCGGCCGAGTGTGACACGTACGAACGGATCGAGAAGGAGCTCGACGAGCTCGACACCCGGCAGCGTGACGCCGACCTCCGCGAGCGGTTCACCGCCCGCCAGGCCGAACCCGCGACCCCGAAGCTCACTCCGGGAACCGCGGTCGAGAACACCGCCAGCAAGGGCGACGAATGGGGCGGCTACATGCGGTGGTTCCGCTCCGGGGGTCAGGACCGAAGCGGCCTCGAAAACCGCGACCTGCTGACCTCGAGCGATTCGGCCGTCATCCCGACCGACCTTCAAGCCGAAATGGTTCGGCTCTTCGGCGTCGTTCAGGGCGTGCGGCAGGCCGTGCGGGTCGGTTCCTATCCGACCGACATGAAGGTCCCGACCGTGGCTACCCGTGTCGCGTTGACCGCGGTCACGGGCGAGGGCCAGGCGTTCGACGAAACCGAACCAACCTTCGGATCGATCGACTTTACAACGGATCAAACCGTCGCCGCGACCACTGAGCTCTCATTTCAGATTTTGCAGGACGCGCGTCCCGAGCTTGTTTCCGAAATTAACCAGCAGCACGCCGAGGAAATCGGCCGCCTCTGGTCTTCGTTCTACTGTAACGGGCTGACCGTTTCGACCGTTCAGACCGACGCGCTCTTTAACAGCTCCGCGACCGGGGTCACTCAGCGAACCTTCCTGGCCGCGACAAAGCCTACCGCCGACGAGCTCATTCGAATGCGGTACGAAGACCTCCCGGCCCAGTATTGGAACGGCTACGGCGACCTTGCGTGGGTCATGGGCCAGGGCATGTTCGCCGAAATTATGGCGCTGCTCGACAGCACCGGTCGGCCAATCTTCCAGCCGCACGCGACCAGCACGCTTGCGACCGGGCTACAGGGAACGCTTCTTGGGCTTCCGTGCTACATCGACGCGGCAGCGCCTGCAAACACTTCCGGGCTCGACTCGATCGTTCTCCTGCCGCGGAACGCCTATCGGATCGTCGATCGAGAGCCCGGCATGGTCTCGCAGATCAACCCGTACGCGAAGCAGGCCGAGGGCCTCACTCAGATCAACACGTACATGCGATCCGTCGGTCGCATCGTGCGGCCTGAGGCGATCGTAGTCGGCACGATGGGCTGATCCATGCCACCAGCTCGGGGGGTCGTTCCGCCGCTGGCGGGGCGGCCTCCCGCTTCCCTCGGGGTAGACCGTGATTCAAGTAGTCTCACAAGCTAACATCGGTTTCAGTCTCGAGGAGTTTCGGGACCATTGCCGCGTGTCCGACAAGGAGCACGATCCCGCGCTCCGGCGATCACTCAACGCGGCCACGGTCGATATCGAAAACAAGGCCGGAGTCCTGCTTCGGTCCACCACGCTTTACGACTATTTCCGTGGAGCACCGGCGCCGTTCCGTTTCGCAGTAGGGCCGGTCAATGCGGTATCCGCGCTCTACAACGTCGACCAGGCCGCGACGGTCGACGCTACCGCGTACGAGCTCGATTTGACCGGCGCTTGGCCGATGCTCCGCACGAAGACCTCCGGCGCTTTCAATAACGTAGACACCTACCGCGTGACCTACACCGCGGGATATTCCTCGATCCCGGCGCCGCTGAAGGTCGCCGTATTCGAGCTCGCCGCGATGCACTTTGAGAATCGCGAGGCCGCGACCCCGGTTCAGATGTACGCCCTCCCGCACTCGATCAACTCGATCCTCCAGGGCTACGGCCCGAGGGGGCTTTGATGCAGGCGGGGCAGCTCCGGCAGATCGTCGCGATCCAGCAGCCGACCGAGGCCGACGACGCCGCGGGCCAGCGGACCTATACGTACGCGACGACCGTTCCGAAGGTCTGGGCTCGAGTGCGGAACGTCTCTCAGGTCAAGAGCACCGAGGGCGACGTCCAGGCGGCCGGGCTTGAATCCTACGAGGTCCGAATGCGATACCGGTCTGAGATCACCTACGACACTCGGATTGCCTACGACGGGCTCACGCTTCAGGTAGTGGGAATCCAGAACGTGCTCGAGCGGGACCATGAGCTCCGGCTCGATTGCGAGGTCGCCGAACGATGAGCGACGTACGCATCGACATCGAATGGAAGAAGCTCGAGAAGAAGCTGACCGGCCTCGAGAAGTACGTACCGCGAAACTCGATGAAGGCCGCGAGCTCGGCCGCGTTCAAGGTCATCAACCGGGAAAACGCGAGACTGATCCGGTCCGCTAGCTACAAGACGCCGATGGAAAAACCGGCGATGCGAGACCGCGGAAGCAAGAAGGGCGGGTATCGCGTGCGGCGGGTGATTCAATCTCGCGACGGCTCGGTCCGTTCGAAGACGGATTACAACAGCAAGAAGCACCCTGAGATGATCCACGCATGGTTTGTCGAGCGTGGGTACAAGACGAAGAACGGCCGCGTGGAGGGTCGACACTTCCGAACGAAGGCGTTCAAGGCGAAGCGCCGCGAGGCCGCGAGCTACTTCATGAAGGCGATTGAAATCGCGATCGACGTCGCAACCTCCAACAGCAAGGGCCGCGTGTCGATGAAAGACATCGAAGGCGTGCTCGGGAAGGTTTGGTAATGAGCTTCGCAAAAGCGACCTTCAACATGTTAAACGGCGAAAGCGACGTAACCGACCTCGTCGGCTCCCGGATCTCGCCGTACGTGCGGAACCGCGACGACGGGTTCCCGGCCGTGGTCTACGCGATTTCCCGCGAGGAAATCTACACCGACTCGGCCGCGCAAGACCTGAAGCGAATTGCCGAGGTCTCGATCACTTGCATGGACCGAACGCACGTGGGCGCCGACGAGCTGGCGGAAGAGGTCATTGCCGCACTCGCACCAGGTACCCACGGGGGCGTGGTGATCGGATCCGCCCGCCCGACATCAATCGACCGAGATTTCGGCGACCCCTATGACGGGTCGCAGGACCTCGTGTATCGAACCACGATCACCGCCACGATGACCGGAGCATAAACCAATGGCGCAGACCTTCAACGGTGCAACCTGCACGTTCACGACCGCGGACTCGGTCGTTCTCAAATTCAACATCCGCGATTTCTCGGAGAGCGGAAACGACCGCGCCGCGATCGACGTGACGACCGCGGACAGCACTCGCCGCCAGGTCTTGTACGGCTACGCCGAGCCTTCCGAGTTTACGTTCGAGTGTGTCTACGATCAGGACGCCGACCAGGTAGGGGGGTCGTCGACCGCACTCCCGCGAACCACGCTCGAAACGCTGCTCGATGATCAGCCCGGCGTGCTGGCGATCACGTTTGAGGACGACGGGACCGCGGGCGCCGACACGTTCGGCGGCAACCGAAACGCGGTCGTTAAGGGCTTCACGTTTCAGGGCGAGCTTGATGGGGTGATTTCCTACTCGATCACTTTCGGGATCATCCATTGACGAGCCTGAGCGACCTAATGCGAACCCGCCGCGTCGTCGTCGAAACCGACAACGGCGCCGTAACGCTCGAGAGCCCGAGCGCCGGGGTCGTCACCGAGCTGATGAAGGCCGACGAGGCGGAGCAGCATTCGAAGGTCGTCGCGGCCTGCGCCGTCGATCCGCGGATGACCGAGGACGAGGCCGCCAGGTTGCCGAGCTTCATCCTGATCCCGCTAGCGGAGAAGTGTGTCGAGCTGATCGACCCGAAAACGGTCCGGGACTAACCCCGGCCGAGCGCCTCGTTTTCTCTGTGGCGGAGCGACTCGGTATGACGGTGGGGGAGCTCACCGAACGAATGACGGCCGCGGAGCTGATGACGTGGATGCAGCTCCCGCGGATTGATGAAGACCTCGAGCGGCACGCGAACATGGAAAGGTTGCGAGGTATATGGCAAACGTAGGAGACCTCTTCGTGAACGTGCGGGCTCGAACCACGGCGCTGACGCGCGGGCTCCGATCCGCCCGCCGCTCGGTCCGGCGTTTCGCCTCGAGCACGACCGGGCTCCTCTCCGGCATCGCGGCCGGGTTCGTCGGGTTCAAGACGTTCAGCTTCATCATGGGATCGCTCATCACGGGATCGAAGGAGTTCCGCGAGGAATTCGCGAACATTAAAAACGCGATCACCGACGCGGGCCAGGTCTTCGCTCGACAATTCGGCGGCCAGCTAGCGTCCGGCCTCTCCGACCTCTCCGACTGGATCGCCAGCTCGCAGACCTTGAAAGAGATTTTCGAGGGAATCGGGCCCTTGTTCACTGACATCATTATCCCGGCCGTCAAAGGCCTATCCGCGATCCTCGAACCGTTTCGGCGCCTGCTCGCGTGGATGATCGAGAACGTGACCGGTACGACGAAGAAGATGAAAGAGCTCGAGCAGGGCATCACCGACCCGAGCCAGATCGAGAGCTCCGACACGTTCCGCCAGGCCGTCGGCGTGACAAGAAGGCTTCAGCAGGGCATTGAGTTTGGAAATACCCAAGCCGGGCAAGATTACGCGATGCGGTGGTTTCGCCGCCTTGATGAAAGAACGGCGGTGCCCCGATGACTTGGACCTACAAGCTCCTCCGCGGCGGCGACGACCTCGAGATCCGGCCATTCGAACCCGTGACCTCGAGCGGCACGCTGATCATCGAGACGGTCGGCGAGACCGGATATATCGACTCGCTCACGGTGCAACGCAAGCTGGCCGAGGGTTCGGCGCCGTTCGGTATCCGCTTGATGGAAGGCCGCGAAGTCCAAAAGTACGACGCCGACTCGACGACGTGGATATCCGATACGCCGCAGACGACGTTCGGCCCGCTCCTCGTGCGAGAGCTCAACATCACCGAGCACCCCGACCGCCCGGACACGTGGCGCGTGGACTTCGTCGCGACCGGCATGGGGCCGATGCTGAACGCCGCCGACGAGGTCATCGGCTCGCCGAATATTACGGTCTCGACCGTGTCGAGGCCGCGGAACGTGTCCGCGTGGCGAGAGGGCGCCACGGTCCCGACCGATACCATCGCCTCGGGCGCGTTTACGAAATCAGTGTGGCGGACCGGGACCGACATCGGCGGCGATTCCATCGACATCAACACGACCCCGGTCTCGATTGCGATCGACCAGACCGTCGTGCAGATCCAGAAGATAATGCGGTGGCCGTACCAGGATTGGAACGCCGACTGGCGGTTCGGGGAGACCGGAAGCACGACCTCGGGCGAGATTGACCTCAACGCGCTCGAGCTCTACGTCGGAGCCCGCAACACCGAAGCGTTCCTCGGGTTCCCGATCGGCACGCTCTACTGGCAAAGCGTGGAATTCCAGCCGCACCACCACGAGTTCCGGCTCGTGACGCTGACCTTCGTATATGACCCGTGGAAGCACGCTCAGCAGGTGCCGCTAGTACTCGAGCAATTTGCGACTCCGACGGATACCGACCCGACGACCGGGATGAGCCAGGCAAAAACCGTTCTCTGGAATCAGGTTTATTTTGACCCGTTCACGCTCAACAGCTCGAACTACACGACGTGGTTCAGCGCCGCCGAGTGGGATTATCTGGACGACGTGTTCAATTGAAGCGCTTCCGCACTGGGACCGGCAGGCTTGACGCCGAAACGCTTAACCGTCACGAGCGCGCAAGCGATATCGTGCTCCGTTCGCCAGCCGAGCCGCCTGCGTGGGCGTCCCGATGGTACGGGCCGATCCTGTGCAAGATCACCAGCTCGTCGTCGGATGGATCCGGCCAATGGATCTACACGGTGGCCGAGGTCAAATTCAGCACGGCCAGCAGCTACGCGACGGTCGCGGATGGGTTCGCGTCTGCAATCGTACGGAACCTCGCAGAGCTCTCGAACACGACCACGAGCCATTCAGGCGTGGACCCGACGGCTCATGACTTCGACCTCGAGAACGTGCCGACGGATTCCGTGGTGGCCGTGTTCGTGGCGGCAAACGGCCACACTTCAAACTACACCGCGTGGTTCGATCGACCAGGCGAATTCGACGGGACGTGCTCCTGATGGCAAATGAATACGATTTTACGCTTTACCCGGGCTCGACCTTCGAGCGAACGATCATTTACAAAGACGTAAACGGCGACCCGATCACCACGATCGACGGCGCACAAATGCAAATCAAGGCCACCGCGACCGACGCTTACGGGTCGGCGCTGCTAGTGCTGACCAACTCGAGCGGTATTACGGTCACGGCATCGCAAGGAAAGCTCGAGGTGGTCATCACTGACGAGCAGACCGCCACGCTAGCGGCCGGGGTCGCGGTTTACGACCTGTTCGTTTCGCTCTCCGATGGTTCTAAGCGATGTCTGATTTCAGGAGATGTAACGATTCGCCAGGAGGTCACAGAATGGCAGAGCTGATCGAAATCTATAGCACGAACACGATCGAGATCATCGAGAGCGGCGGCGGGGGGGGCGGCACAGGGCCGCAAGGTCCGGCGGGCGCGGCAGGCGCTGACGGCGCCGACGGATCTACGGGTCCGCAAGGTCCGGCGGGCGCGGCAGGCGCCGACGGCTCGGACGCGGCCGCCTCGACCGTGATCGCCGGAACCGGGGTAACGGTCTCCGCAAGCGGGAACGATTACACGGTCACGCATACAACGCCGACGTTCATCGGGACGCCGGTCTATCCGACCGGGCTGATCGTCGACGCGCTCGGCCATATTCAAATCAGTACCTCGCAATCGACCGCATCAAGCTACCGAAACGCAATCGGCGCCGACGATGCGTCAAACCTTGCAAGCGGCACGATCGCCGCGGCCAGGCTCCCGGCGATCTCCGATTCCTATACCGGGCAGATCGAAACGGCCGCCGACAAGACCTACACGATCGACCCGCGAGTCGCGGCAGCCCGAACCATTTCGTACTTCTACGGTCGCAGCAGCACCGGAACATGTACCGCGAAGCTCTACAACGGTACGGACGTCGTGGCAACGCTTTCGGTGACGACTGGCAGCTCGACGGCACTGCTCGATTCAAACTACGTGGCAGTTAGCGAAAACGGAGCCATCACGCTGGTGGTCTCTTCAAACATCGGAGCAGAAAACGTGGTCTTCGCAGTGGAGTACACGCGATGAGC